GGACATACCAGACAATAACGGATATGAATTTGAAGCGGCGGCAGATTTTGCCAAGAAAGCAGTAAACAGATTAAACGTAACAAAAATCGCAGTAGAATATCTATTTGCCAGGGATGATTTTGATAGGGATGAAATGAGATATTGCAAAACGATTGAACAAAAATGGCAGAATTTCACAACCGAACAGAAACAAATATTATTTTTTCATATTGTACAGGGATATAGCTTCACAACTATAGGAAAATTAAATGGTTACACGCAACAAAACGCATCCAAAATCTTCCATAAAGCCTGTGAAATCATCCAAAATAACGTATAATTAGGTTGTGATTGCCCCTATATAGGTAGAGGGGTGATCCGTTCCCCTACTCGCCAATGAATAATCGAATGGTGGGCGAAAGACAGGAATGACGGGTATGGTTCTCGAGAGCCTTTAAAATGCCAGACATCAATATACAATACTACAAGGCGAATGATCTTATTATGGCTGAGTACAACCCTCGCCAATTAACTAAAGATCAATATACGCAACTGAAGGATTCACTCACTCGATTCGGGATGGTCGATCCTCTCATTGTAAACAAACATAAAAGCCGAAAGAACATCCTGGTAGGCGGCCATCAACGATTAAAGATAGCAAAAGAGATGGGCATGGATAAGATTCCATGTGTTGAAGTTGATCTGCCACTTGATCAGGAAAAAGAATTAAATATAAGATTGAATAAGAATGTGGGTGAATGGGATTATGACTCACTCGCTAATTACTTTGATGTAAGTGAATTGATGGAATGGGGATTCTCGGATAAGGATTTATTTCAATTCGACCAAGATTATGGTACAGATTTCGAACTTCCAGATGGGGATAAAGAGCCATTTCAACAGATGACATTCACAGTATCAAATGAACAAGCTGAAGTGGTAGAAAATACTATAAAAAAAGCAAAACAAAACGACTTTGGCAATACTGGAAATGAAAATAGTAACGGAAATGCTTTATGGTGGGTATGTAATTCTTATGAGTAGAGTAAAAGACATAAGATTAAAGGTAATTCCATCAAATGTTGCGAATGATTTTATAAAAAAGAATCATTATTCAGGTAAAGTAATGCAGAATAGTAGCCTTCATTTCGGAGCTTTCCTGGATGATATATTACACGGTGTAATGTCATTTGGTTCGCCTATTGACAAAAGGAAAGTATTAAATCTTGTAAATACTGACAATACTAATATCAATTCAAAATGGAATGAAATGCTTGAGTTAAATAGAATGGCTTTTGATGAAGTTTTGCCAAAATATTCTGAAAGCAGATGTATTTCAATAGCAACAAAATTAATAAAGAAAAACGCACCTCATATAAAATGGATTCTTTCTTTCGCTGATGGGACACAATGCGGAGACGGAACAATTTACAGAGCAAGTGGTTTTGATTTGATGCAGATCAAGAGAAACTCAACTATCTATAAATTATCTTCTGGAGAAATAGCCGCAAAACACGGCACAAGTAAGAAGAATTTTACTCAAGCAAGAAAATTAAAAGGTTTTCAGTTGGCCTATATTTACAAACTTTCAAAAGATTGTGAGTATGCAAACGATCCAATTCCATATTCAGAGATTGAAGAAATGGGTGCATCAATGTATCGGGGAAAAAAGATATGCGATTCTGGTGTAAAGAGAAGCACGGCATCTTTCCAAGATGTAGGTGGCGGTGCAATACCGACCGAATCGCTCCAATTAGAAAGACAATATGCCTGAAATTGTTGATAAACAATCGAGTTACAACCGAATTGACAATCTAAAAGGCAAAGGATGGAAGCCAGGGGAATCAGGCAATCCTAATGGTAGGCCAAAGAAAGGCGAAGCATGGGCTGATGTAGCGAATGAATTACTTAATTCAAAAGAGATAGACATCACAATGAAGATGGCAGATGGTAAGGTAAAGCGGTTGAGTTTAGAATCGGATAAATCATTTCGCCATGCTGTTATCGTAGGGATGATTAAAGAAGCCATGAAAGGAAATGTTCAGGCGGCAAAAGAACTGGCAGATAGGACTGAAGGCAAGAGCAAGGAAAGAAGGGAAGTGACAAATAAAGTTGAACCAATAAAGATAATGAGCTTTGACTAATAATTGGACAATAAACAAAGTAAGAAGGGGGATTCTCTTAGCACCACACCGATTCAAAGTCGTTGTAGCTGGGAGACGATGACGGTGGGGAAAATCTTATCTCAGTCTGATGTGGCTATTAACAAAAGAAATACAACCAGGTGAACGTAGATGGATAGTAGGGCCTACATACCGAAGTTTAAAAAGTACGACATGGCCGATACTCAGGGCAATAATGAGACAGCATGAAGGTGCGGTAATAAATGAATCAGACTTATCAATCAAACTACCGAATGATTCAGAGATTGCTCTTAAAGGTTCTGAACAAGAGAACAACCTTCGTGGTGCTGGATTGGATATGGTTGTCATGGAAGAATTCTCATATATCAAACCTCATGTATATGAAGAGATTATCTATCCCATGCTGACAACAACTCAAGGTGATGCCTTATTCATTGGTACACCTAATTCATTTGATCATCTATATGATTATTACTTACGGGGCCAGAGTGATCCTGATTGGAAGTCGTGGCAGTTCACTACAGAGGAAGGCGGCTTTGTACCAAAGGATGAGATCGAAAGAGCAAAGGCAACAATGGATGAACATACATACAAGACTGAATTCCTTGCTGATTTCGTGAGTTCAGGAAGCCGTGCCGCATACAACTTTGATCGTAAGATTCATGTTAAACAGGCTGAAGAATTAACTGCCAATTTATTCTGGGGAATGGATTTTAATGTGATGCACATGACTTCTGTTCTCGGATGTTCTTACTCTGATGGTTCTATACATTATTTCGATGAGATAAGGCAATCCAATTCTAATACTGAACAACTCGCACAAGCGATGAAGAAGATAGCACCAGGGATAAGTGTATATCCAGATGCAACAGGATCAGCACGATCAACTACTTCAAATAAATCAGATCATCAGATATTACGTGATCATGGTTTTAACGTGATTGCAAAGAAGGTTAATCCACCAATCATAGATAGAATCAACGCATTGAATCGGATGCTCCTTGATGCCAATGGTAGGATACGGATGACAGTTGACCCTAAATGTACATACCTGATTAAAGATTTAGAACAAGTGCAAAGATCAAGGGACGGAAAAATTGAAAAATTAAAAGATGTAACTCTCTCCCATGCCTTCGATGCTTGCTCGTATTACATTGCTTTGACGAATCCTTTGGTTAAGAGATCGGTAACAAGTTCACAATGGTAGGTTATGGAATATAATTTTCACGATAAAGTGATGCTTCCTTCTCTCGGTAGGGATGTAGTCATGCAGTCAGTACAACGTGCCGAGAACGATTTAAAAAAGGATGAGATTGCCGAGAAAGATACTGCTCTTGATTTCTATTACAATAAGAAATTAGATAAACATCTGGCTCAATGGTTTCCAGGATCATCATTAGAACAAGTGCCGCCATTCGGTATGCGGATTGTACCGAGATTTGCGAAAGCAAGGATGATGTTATTCAGGTCACCAGTAGAAAGATTTATCAATGGTGAACCAGCAGATGAATATAATGATCTTGCTTATCATCTGGATAGTAAATCAAGAGAGTTCGCAGAAATAGCATGGCTCATAGGGAAGTGCCATTTCCGTAGTAAGTATTCGGATCGGCATGAACGGATTGAATACGATATAGTAACCAATGCAAAAGAATATTATCTCTATGGTGAATCAACACCGTATGGCATAAGCTATGAAGTAGGGAAGGATTTAAAAGGTGATCGGAAGTTTGTATTCTGGAGTGAGTCCAGAAATGGTGAACCTGGATTACATTTTGCCTTTGATACTGTTGGCCGTGTTAATCCAATAGGCGACAATGTAGAGATGATTAATCCGTATGGTATCTTGCCTATTAGCAAGGTTGAATTCCCATCTGATTCTATGGATTGTGCAAGGGCTGGATTACAAGTAAGTATAGCCATGACTGAGATTGCTTTGGCCACAAGGTTCGCATTAGGTCAGCCAGTTATCACAGGGATAGATACAGAAATTCCTAATCTGAAGGCTGGTATCGAAAGGCTAATATCATTACCAGAAGGTGCATCACTTCAATATGTATCACCAACTGGTTCTATTCGTGACATGATTGAATCCGTAAAGATGATGATTAATCAAGTGGGCCAGAATCATTCACTCGCTATCAGATGGGGTGAAGGC